GTAGAATCACAAAACTACGGTTACAAGTTTGGTCAAGAAGAAGAGACTTATAACATTGTTGCTGCTCACGGATATTTTGGTCGCCTTATCTTCCAATATGCTTCGTTCAACAACTCTCGTTCACTTCACTTCTTCCTTGCTGCCTGGCCTGTTGTAGGCATCTGGTTCACTGCTCTTGGTGTTAGCACTATGGCATTTAACCTCAACGGTTTCAACTTTAATCAGTCGATTACTGATAGTCAGAACCGTGTTATTCCTACTTGGGCAGACATTCTGAATCGTGGTGGTCTGGGTATGGAGGTAATGCACGAGCGTAATGCTCACAACTTCCCTCTTGATCTTGCTGCTGCTGACATGACTCCTGTTGCTCTCACTGCTCCTATGATTGGTTGACATTGACAGCGTAACTAAAATCTGTTAAAATTAGAGGGTCACATGACCCTCTTTTTTTTGATGAAAAAACTTCCAGATAAAAAACACTTAGACATCATGTGGACGGTGGCAACGAGTGGCAGTATAGAAACTGGCACAAGACCCCATTACGGATTCGCTGATTTGCTGTATGATTATCTCACTGACAACCTCAAAAACAAATACGGAGTTGAACTTTACTATGAACCTCAAAGAAAAGAAAGCACTTCTGAAGAAACTTGAGACAGCATACAATACCTGCTTTGATTGTGGTAGAAAGTATGGGGTTTATTCCGTAGGTTGCTCCTCCGTTTATGAGTCAAAGTGTGGTGTATGTGGTGAGATCAAACCTATCACAGAAACTCGTGACTTTGCTTACTTCATCACTGGTATTCGTAAACTTAAACAGGAGATTAAAAATGAAACCTAAATTTAGACCGATACTTGAATTAGCAATTGGTGAAGGTGTCAGGTATGGATACAATCGTTCTTTTAAGCACAATCCCAATCCAACTGAAAATGACATTGTTGAACATATAATTGAAGAAGTAATTAATTCTCTTGATGAATGGTTTGATTTTGAGAAAAACATCAATGACTAAAACTTACACTCTTACGATCACTGAGAAGCAGGCATGGGCACTTCAAGAGGCAACCGACTTGCTTCAACGGGTTCAACTGGGACAGTGGAGGGAGATTGAAGACAATCTGCCTCTTAAGAAACCTGTTGACTATGAAGAACTTCGTAATGATCTTCAAATCATCGGAGCACTGCTATCCAAGCACATGATCAACAACATTGATGGATATGCCTCTTCACTGGGTATTGGCAATCAGAATCTTCCAGAGAGCAATGGGATTCTTTATGATCTTCATTGTGTGATTCGGCACAAACTCTCCTGGGAACGGGCCGTAGAGCAGAATATCATTGAAAGTGAAGATTCTGAAAGGAAATGGCCTGAAATGATTGGTGTGAATTATGATCCCCCGATGAAATGGGGCAATGAACCACTTGCTAAAATGGAAAGAAACAATGAACCTAATTAAATTTAATCACCGTTATGATTATGGACATGACTGCTACGTTCAAATTCTGAACACTGGTAGACATGTTCCCAGTCCATTCAAAGATTGGTCACTGATTCAACTATCAGTAAGTTGGAATGAGTATGCTGGATGGCCTTATATTCAAATCAAATCGGGAACTGGAACTCTTCTTAGTATTATGTTCTGGTGTTATAAATTTGGTTTTGATATTGGATTCTTTGAACGAACTTGGAACTTTGATTACCTTAACAATGTAGATGATGATTGATTACGGTAACGATAAACTCAATGAGATATTTCACAATACATGGCCAAATCTAGGATGGGCAGCGAGGAAACCAATGAACAATGACATGCCATGGGTTAATCTAACTCAAAAAGAAATTAATGAACTTCGTGACAAGAAGTTTGAACTCACTCAATATGGCAAAGATAAACTGAGGGAACTTATGAACAATCAAGAACCATATCCCGACGAAATGTTTGAAGAAGCAGAGCGTCGTGAAAAGAGTAATCGTGTTCTTCAGCGATATAATTCTTTTTATAATACTGAGTGTGCTGGTCTTACTCATGGCACACCTATTACACCAGAGTATCAACAAGCACTTGCTTTAGATTGTATGGTTGCTGCTATTCGTTGTGAGTATATGAACCAGGAGTTTAATCAGGTTCCTGTTTCTGATATTGAAACTTTGGTTGAAGCACTGTATCAACAGAGTAAAGATTATCTTCAACGAGTACAACAATTCAAAGATAGTGCTGATGGTGTGGCATGACTGACAAAGAACTTTATAACCCAGACGAGTTTCTGCTTGACAACATCAAAGCATATCACTATGAGGTGATGGATGAGGGTGAGCATGTGTGGATGGCATTCTATTTTGAGAATGGTAACACAGGGCACTTGAATATCTTTCTCAATGATGGTAAAATCAACACTAGATACGAGGAATGGATCAATGACACATGATGAATACTGGGGAATGAGTAAGTGGGAGTGGTTTCGTGAAGGATTTCTTCACGTCAGTTATATTATAGATTGCTATATAAATCGTGAGCATTTTGGTTGTGATGAATTTTGGGAGGCAATCTCTTGGGGTTGGATGTGTGAATACATTTATCCTTATGATGATCCATACAATCCTTATCTTTCATCCGAACGTAAACTGAGACTGGGTAGATGGTAAGATTTATTATTAGCAGTAGATATCTACGTTATACATCATTTTGGTGGTGGGTTCGTCTGATGTCACACCAAGGATTTCGGTTTGATGATTATCATATCTGGGAGTCATTCTGGAGTTCTTTGAATGGTGGATGGTTGGATATGAACTACAAATGGGAGTTTGAGAAGTTTTGGGGTAAAGGAAGTTATCCACCCGAAAGAATTGTATTACCTGCAAAGGACTTTGATGCCCTTGTAGAACGACTGGAACTACCAAGTGAGGCAACAATGGAAAGTGTTAGAAGACTTATGAATCGTAAAGCACCCTGGGATGATGATAATGGATAATACATTTACTAAAACTTGCCATAAATCATATGACAGGCATAAGTATAAACTCTTTTTTAAAGATGGTAAAACTGAAACATACGAATGGTATGATGAAGTTACGGCAAGGTGGTTTCAAACACCAAGAGAATTACTAAGACACATTGAAGTTATTGATCGAAAGAAAAGTAAATGATGACACTTATTAAAGGAACAGCACCAAAGAAAAATAAAACTACCCTCAACTGGTGGGAATATTGGATTGGTCATTGTTGGATGACTGGTTGGCAATCTATTCGTAGAACATTTAGAATCTGGGCTGATCTCATGGGATCAAACTATAGAGATTATGCTTTACTTAAAGATGACGATCCCGAACAAGAATGTCTAGAATGGTTCTGGGTATCTCTTGGTGAAGATGATACTTATCCAAAATATTTTCTTGAAGAATTGCTTGAGATGGTAGATCGTATTGATCGTGGCGAAGAAAAACTCATCCCTATGGATGAAGACTTTATGAAAAGATTGACAGATCTTACTGATGATATTAATGGACTTGACGAATCAGAATAAACGTGGTATGATAAAGGCAAATTAATTTGCCTTTTTTTATGGAAATAGTAATATACAAAATACCAGGATGTGGTGGATGTTCTAAAATAAACGAACTAATGCAACGAGCTGAGATAGAATATGAATCTATAACAGTAGGCATCGGAATCTCTAGAGAAAATCTTATAGAAAAACATCCAGAAGTTAAAGAAGTTGGATTTCCATTTACAGTTATTGATGGAAATATAATTGGAGGATTAACTGATACAGTTAGATTTTTTGTAGAGAAAGGTTTAGTTTCTTCAAAAACCAAAAGATGAATAACAATGAATCGCCAATAAATAAAGGTGTGGAGCTAATGCTCAGGAGGGGTGGTAAGGAACCTAAAACATCAGGTTTAAAGATTAATAAATCTTTCTCCCTCCAAAATAAACAGTTCTTTTTTAAATTTGAATTTGTTTGGAGGGGCTTAAACTAACCCAAGTCACTCGGAGAATTAAAAATGGAATCACCAACAATAATGTTATTTTCAATATGTTTCATGATTCTATTTTTGATAGTGGGAATTATAGCGGGTTGGTTTATAAACGACATCGTATATAATTTTTACAACAAAAATAATTCTCTTCAACTTCATCCTGAAATGTATGATGAAGATGGAATTGTTATTAGAGAAGAGTTACTCTCACTAAGATTTATTGATGAAGAGGAAGAAGAAGAGGATGATTATTATTGATATGAACCAAGTTATGATTAGTAACTTGATGGGAGTTTTAAAATATGAAACTCTAGATGAGAGTTGGGTACGAAAAATGATTTTGGAGTGCCTTCATAATTATGAAATAAAATATTCCTCGGAATATGGAGAGATGATTCTTGCGTATGATAGTAAACATTATTGGAGAAAAGATTTCTTTCCCCATTATAAGTTTACTAGAAAGCAAGATCGTAAATCTTCTGGATTAGATTGGACTTCTATCTTTGATCTACTCAATAAAATTAAAGATGAAATCAAAACCAACTTTAATAAATTTAAAGTTATTGAAGTCTATGGAGCAGAAGCAGATGATGTTATTTCAGTTCTTTGTAGGTATAAAAAACCAAAGGAGAAAGTTTTAATAATGTCTGCTGATAAAGACTTTATACAACTACAGAAGTATCCTGGTGTTTATCAGTATAATCCAAGTGCTAAGCAGTATATAGTTTCTGATAGTCCATATTATTTTATTAAAGAGCACATCATTAGAGGAGATAAATCTGATGGTATTCCAAACATTCTTTCTGATGATGATACTTTTACAACACAGAAAAAACAAAGACCAATTACTCAAAAAAATTTAGATAGATGGATAGATCAAGATCCATCGTCGTTCTGTAGGACAGAACAACAAGTAAAAAATTACAATAGGAATAAAATATTAATAGATCTTGATTGTATTCCATTGAAATTGGAAGACGATATATTATCTGTGTATCGAAATATAAATAAAGAAGGAAATTCTATTCCTTATGAATACCTTGAAAATCATAAGTTATTTGATTTGATTAAAAAATTCTACAACCGACATTCTAAAAAATGAAACTATTAATCTCAGAAATCCTTCAAAAGGTTAGTAATGCTAAGACTAAAGCGGAGAAGATTGAACTACTCCAAACTTATAACTCTAATGCTTTACGTCAAATTTTAATTGCTAACTACGACGAAAGTGTTATCTCTCTTCTACCAGAAGGAGAAGTTCCTTTTACTCCTAACGAAGCTCCTAAAGGAACTGAGCATACTATGCTTGAGAAAGAGTATCGTAAACTCTATCTATTCTTTAAAGGTGGAGCTTCTATAACAAAAACTAGAAGAGAGACATTGTTTATTCAACTGCTTGAAGGTCTTCATCAAGAAGAAGCAGACCTTCTAGTTTTAATTAAAGATAAAAAATTACAAGATAAATATAAATTAACTAAGGCATGTGTAACAGAAGCCTTCCCACAAATTAAGTGGGGAGGAAGGTCTTAATGGTATTTACTTCTGATGTAATTAAAAAATTTCAAACCGATTACAGTGTAATCGTTATTGTAAATAATTGTGATCCTATAGCAGCAAAAGATAAATCTTTACCAACTTCTTCGTATTTAATTACTTCTATTGATGATGATGATATGTGGCATGATATTGTTTATGGGACAAAAGTAAATATTTTCGATGCTTATTATGATCATTTTGGAAATGTATTAAAAAATATGGAATGGACAAATGGTACAAGAAATCCTAGACTATGGGGAGAAAGTTCTAAGAAAAAGAAATAGTATGGGAAAACATTACCTACTAAATCTTTATGGATGCTTATCGAACCTTCTTGATAATGAATTCTTCTTATCAGACATGCTTGAGAATGCTGCTGAAGCATGTGGTGCTCATGTAATTCAAACAATGTCTCATCAGTTTGAACCACAGGGAGTTACTGCTATTTGTCTTTTGTCTGAATCACATATTTCAATTCATACTTGGCCAGAAACTGGCATGGCAGCAGTTGATGTATTTACTTGTGGAGAATCTGAACCAAAGATTGCATGTGATATTATTGTTCAGCAACTACATGCCAGTGATTTTGTGTTGGATTATGTAGAAAGATAAATTTTGTATTGAAAGTTACAAAATATCTGATATAATTAGTAGTACGTTCATCCCACATGGGACGGAAGTAAGCCGACTCGGAACGGATCGTTCATTCGCTATTTCCGAATAGCGAACGCAAAAGCCGACTGAAGGAACGCTCTTTAACCTAAACCACTAAGGAGAATCCCTATGTCACAAGCAACCTATAGAGGTTGTCAGTATAATACCGACACACCTAAAGAAGAATATCGTAAGTGGTATTCAAGAACTCATGCTCCAGCACATCCACAAAATACATATCGTGGTGTTGCTTATCGTCCTTGTAATAATGAGGAGATATCAAAATGAACTGGTTGAACTTAATCCGTAAACAAATTCAAAAAGAAAAGAGAATTCAAGAAGCACAATATTATATTGCCACACTTGGATAATACTTGAGGGGACTTGACTCCCCTCTTTTTTTATGCTACAATATCTTTGAGTCATAACATGGAGTTTGATGTATAACCTTAAAGCAATGCAAAAAGCAATTAAAAAAGCTCTGGATAAACCAGAACTTTATGATGCTGAAGAATTTCATACTTTGAAAAAGCAGTATTATCAAATCAAAAATCTTAGAGAGAAGCAAAAGAATGATGAGAAAGCATATCTAGGATTTGGATATAAACTTACGCCTATTACATATGATGAAGTAAATTCTTTGGTTGATGGAAACCCAGAAGATCAAGAAATTCAAGAAGAGGTGGTAGAATCTGTTGAAGTTGAAGTCATGGAGAGTGCTGATGTATGAAACCCTCACAGAGTTTGAAAGAGCACTCGCTCGTTTTGGTGATAAAGTTGGTCTCATTGCGGGACTTGAAATTGCAGACAAAATCTCTCCTGAAGAAGCTTATCAGCAAATCAAAGAACTCTATAAAGAACTTAAGA